GCCGGCAGGTTGGTGATCGGCTGCAGCGGCGTAGTGGCGAACAGATTGCCGAAGAAGAGCTGGCCGCCGTCCGCATTGCAGATGCACTCAAGGTTCGGCGCGACCTGCGCGACAAGCTGCAGGCCACCAAGGCCCGGCGCGGCGATGGTGTCAAACTGCCACATGTTGTTTTCATCACCCGCCAGTGTTGTTGGCGTGCGGTTGGTGATGATCGAGGTGTTGAAGCCGTTGTCGATGTAGAAGCGCTCGACGAGATTGGCCGAGCCGCTGTGGACGTAGGTAAAGCTGTTTTGCGTAAACTCACTCATCGCGCGGCTGATCTCGCGCAAATATTTGTTGATCGCACGGTAGCCGCCGATCTTACGCGGCAGCCCGCGCTGAAAGCGCATCCACTGCCCGTCGACGTAGTTATCGCCCTCGAACTTCGTGCCGTCGCGTTTGATGCCCGGCTGCGAACGTATCTGGACGACGGGCACTTTAGAAGGTGCCACCGTTGACGGTGCCGCTCGGCGCAGCGCCCAGCGCCGTCCACACATTGACCGCAGCCGCCGCCGTGAAGATACCGATGCCGACAGACGTGCCGCCCAAATTGATCAGGGCCGCGCCTGCAGTCGTCGCGCCTGTGCCGCCATCGGCGACGGCAACCGGCGTGGCGATGCCGCCCGTCTCGGCGTCGACCACGTCGTTACCGTTGCAGTACAGGATGGCGCGCGAGCCCTGCGCCACGAGGACGCCGGGCGACTGGGTGTTGGTCCTGACGCGCAGGGTAAATGCGTTAGTCGTCGAGTTCGTCACCCAGTACTGCTGGGTCGTCTTGGGCACGATGATGTCGACGTTGCCGACAATTGCGCCCGTGAACTCGTAGGCGATGCGGTTCAGTTCCGCGCCGCTCAGTGTGTAGTTGCCGCTCAGGGCGGCGAGGCTGATGGACGTGTAGTCGAAGGCGAAGACTGCGCTCTGGCCGAGGCCCAACGTGTACCAACTCGTGCCGTCCGTCACCGCCGTGGCGCTGTCGCCCGGCGTCAGTGTCAGGCTGACCGCGCCGTTGATCGTGTCGAGGCCCTGCGGGGTGATGGTAAGGTTGCCAGAGCCGCCATTGCGGACGGCAACGAAATAGTCACTGCCGACGCCCCCCGCTGTCGGCAGCGTCAGCGTACCGAGACCGCCCGTCCAGACAAACATCGCCGCCCGGTCAGAGCTGCCGGCCGTGTAGTTCGTGCCAAAGAGCGTGACGGGCGTGGACTGCGAGAGCGTTGCGCCGGTCGCCGTCAGGCCGAAGCCGGCCAGCGCGGAGGCCTGCGCCTGCGCCGTGGACGCGCCGTAGCGGAACGTGCGCCACGTACCGGCGGCCGTGGTGTTGTCGGTCAGGTAGATCTGCCACTGCTCGCCCTGCGCGATGGACAGGAGCGTGCCGCCCACGCTGTTCTTGACGGTGATGGTGGACGGGCCGAGGTTGTTGAACAGGATGGTCTGCCCCACGCCCGTCTCGTCGGCGGGCGGCAGGCTGATTGCGTATGCGCCAGTCGGCGTTACGTCGATGATGCGCGCCGCCGGCTGCAGGAGTGTGTTGCTCTCGAGCGGCCAGTCCAACGCCGTGTTGGCCGTCAGCGCGAGCGACAGGTACGACACATCCGACGGGTAGATCGTCGTGCCACCGAAGATTTGTGTGTAGGTGTTGGTCATTACGCCTCTTTCCGAACCGCCGAACGGTCAAGGATCTTGGCGAGGTCCTCGCCGTTGAGCATGGCGGCTGCACGGTCGTACATGGACTGCCAGACAGGCATGCGCTCGTCGTTCTTCAGGAACGGCGTGGCCTCCAGCAGCGTCCCGTAGAGCAAGAGCTGCGGCGCGTACTCAGTCAGCCAGTTGGTCTGCACGGCGTCGTCGAGCAGCGGCGGCAGCTCGTAGTAGAGGATTTCAAAGGGGTAGTCGGCGTCCGGCGTCGGCGCGATCAGCCAGTGCGAGAAGTCGTAGTCGCTGTAGAAGATTGGCTCTTCGGTCGCGGTGCGATCCGGCCAGTAGCTGAGCATGTACTCGTACACGCGGGATAAGAGCACCTTGCGCGTGTTGTTCTGCGAGCCCGTGCCAATGTTGATGCTCACGGTGTCGCGCCAGCGGTCCGGCTTGTTGTAGACTGACACGCCCGTCTGCAGGGTCCCGGCCACGACGTTGATGAAGCCTTGGATCTTCAGCTCGCGCGCAATGCGCCGCTCAGCCAGATTGATCAGGCGCGGGATTTGCTCGAATACTACGGGGTCAGACGCGTAGGTCGTGCCGCGCTCAAGATAGCGCCGCACGTCCTGCTGGAGCGTCGTGAAGGTCATCGTAGTAGCCATGACGGCTCCTTATAGCACGACCGCGCTGGAATAACAGCGTCAGCCGAAACCGAATGACTTGCCGAGGAGGACCGCGCCGGCGCCGGCCATCGCGACGAGGGCGCGATCTATCCACTTGGCCGTATCGGTGACGGTCGGCGCGTTCTGCTCCAGTGCGACGAGCCTGTCCTCTAACTTGGAGATTGCCTTGAAGGCGCGCTCCAGCGACGAGGCAATCTGGTTCTGCTGCTGCTCGACGAGGGCCAGCTTCGTGATTGCCTCAGAGACTTTGTCGAGGGACGACTTGATCTCGGACACGTCGCTGTGCAGCGCCTCCAGCTTGACGGTGAGGATCTCCGTGCTCACTGGCGCGTCACTTGAGGTTTTCGAGCTTGTAGATCGTCGTGAGGTAGATGCCTGTGACGTTGTCGATGAGGTTCGCAACCGCACTGTTGCCTCCGCTGATTTCTTCGTGGTTGGCTTCGATCCACTCGGCGTCGGCCTTGAGGATCTTGAGGCTGTCACCCTTGGTGTCAGTCGGCGAGGGGATGCTGCCGATCAGGCCGTTGAGGCCCTGATACGCCTCCACCAGTGCGTCAATCGCATCGATGACGCCCTCGTAGAACTTGCCCAACGCCTTGTGCTGGGCGTAGCTCTCCGTGCGCCAGTGCTCGTAGTGCGCGAGGTTGCGGGCGTAGAAGACCCGGCTGATGAGCTGCTCGATCATGCGGTCTCCTTAAAAGTTTACGTTGGCTGTGCCGTTGGATGCGGCTGAGCCAAAAAACGACGCAACCGTAGCTGCGCCTCCCGCACTAACAACGCAGCCTGAGTAAGTGTACTTATTACGGGTGGTGGAAGCGCCGGGCGCACTTCCTAACGCAAAAATACCGATTGTGCTGTTGCCAGCGGCTGAGCCTTGGGCCGAAGCCACTGTAGCCGCACCACCCGCGCTGACTACGCAGCCCGAGTAGGTGTATTTGTCGCGGGTGGTGGAATAGGACGGGGCAAGCCCCAATGCAAAGATACCCACAGTGCTGTTACCGGCGGCCGAGCCAGCCGCCGAAGCCACGGTGGCCGCGCCGCCTGCGCTGACTACACAACCTGAATATGTGTACTTATCGCGGGTGGTGAGCTTGGCGAAAGAAGTATTATAGCCCAAAGCAAAAATACCGATTGTGCTGTTGCCAGCGGCAGAGCCGGAGGAAGAGCCAACAGTTGCCGCGCCGCCTGCGCTGACTACACAACCTGAATATGTGTACTTATTGCGGGTGGTAACAGGTGTGCACCCAGCCGTGCATCCCAATGCGAAAATACCAACCGTACTGTTCCCCGCCGCTGAGCCGCCATACGCCGCTACCGTAGCCGCACCACCCGCGCTAACGACACAACCAACGTAGGTGTATTTATTGCGGGTAGTGACGCGGCCTGCGCCCGTATTTCCCAACGCAAAAATGCCTACTGTGCTGTTGCCTGCGGCGGAACCACTGGAGGACGCCACTGTCGCTGTACCCCCTGCGCTGACAACATCGCCGGAATAGGTATACTTATCGCGAGTGGTGGAATTGCCGCCAGCGGAACCCAACGCAAAGATAGCTAACGTCCCGTCTTGCACATTCCCCGCAGTCGGCCACAGCCCCTGCTTCGTCCAGAAGGCCGCCTCGGCCAGCGTCCACACGCCGGAAGCCGCGCCGTTCTGGAACGGGCCAGCGGGCGTGACGGGCGTCTTACGAATTAGGCCTCCCGGATATCTTGACATGCACGGTTCCTTACGGGTCGAT